AGAACCTGTTGTAGAACCTGTTGTAGAACCTGTTGTAGAACCTGTTGTAGAACCTGTTCCAGCAGCAAAGCCTGAAGTTGTTAAGAAGAAGAAGGTTGTTACTAAGAAGAAGAGTAGCGAGGCATAAAATATAAATATATAAAAAATATAAATATATAAAAAATATAAATTATTATAAATTTTTTATACATTTTACATTCAAATACTTATATATATATTTTACAAATGATAATAAAAACTATAAAATATATTTATTATTATGTCTTGTGATTTGACTTTATTTAATCTGTTTAATTTTATGCCATTAAATGACAATGAAAAAAAACTATACAATTTTGACAAAATTATTATTAGTAGATTTAACAGAGAATTAGATGAAGGATTTTTTTATTTGGGTGGACAAATAAATATGTCTCATAATGATACTATAAATTTAGATTCTATCCAACAAGTTAGAGAGATTAGGGAACAGAGAAATATAGAATATGGACCTCCATGTAACTCATTTGAAGCAGCCAGAATATATACAACTCAAAAAGAGATTGAACTTATAGAAAGTATGATTATAGCATATAATCTTATTATGGAAATTAGAGAGAAGGAAAAAATTAAATAAAGATAATTCTAACTATAATATCTGATTTATCTGATAAATCATACAAATCTTTTTTGATATTTACTAACCCTTTACCTTTTAAACGATAACATTGTTCTTTCATCATATATAATTCCGATAGTGGAATAGAAAACAATTCATCTCCTATATTAAATGATATATATTCATTATGTATTATCATTTTATGTAAATTATCATAAGCACTTATCTCCAATTTAACTATTAAATTATTATCATCATCAATATGTATATTATCAGGTAGTTCTGGTTCACATATAACTATTATTTCACTTTCAGAAGCATCATAATATGATACGTTATGCCATAATGGAACTAAATATAATTCATCTTTAACGTATAACTTATAAAAATTATTCTGTAACATATCATTTATATTTGGATTTAATTTATATATTTCAACATTATCGTATTTTTGTATTACCATTTGCTTTACATTTTCTAATAAGTCGTCACTAAAATAAAGAATGGATTTATATCTTGAGAGAAAAATATAAATACTCAGAGTAGTATCTTTATCTAAGTCTTCAAATATTTTAAGTGATATTTGTTTACCTTTAGTCAATATATCATTTACTATTTTAGCTATTTTATCACTATAATTTCCATCCAATACTGACTTAATAAAATTTTTTAATACATTTAAATATATACTGTCTTCTTCATTATCATAATTATCATCATTATCTTCATCATTTATTTCTGTATTAAAATGTTTTAGTTCTTTGCGTAAATAATTATAAGCTTCATTTATTTTTTTAAATTGTTCATTTGATTCTTGAGTATTATCGTTTTTGTCTGGATGCCATTTAAGCGCCAATTTTCTGTAACGTTTCTTAATATATTCTAATGTTAAATCTTCACATTTTATATTATTTAAATCAATCTCTAATATTTCAAATGCTATTTTAGAATTCATTGTTTAATACTTAATTTAAAACTTTAAGTATTAAGTGTGTAAAGTAATTTTATACTAATTATATATAATGGCTATTCATACAAGCGCTATTACATATAGGAGAGGTATACCTAATAGTTATAATAATTTTTATTTTGTAGCACAAACAAACAATGCTATACCATCACCAATGACTAGATACTTAAGAGGATATATATTTTATAATAGGAATATTATGACTTCGTCAAATTATAGATGGCCTTGGAACCCATAATTTAGAGTGAATTAATTATTTTAGCCAAATTAAGAAAATAGTTTTCAACATGATATATTGGTCTGTAATTATTATTATAATATTGAAAAAAACAATAAGTCTTTATTAAAATTTTCGATAAATGCTCCTGTTTAATTTTTTTTCTTTCAATGAGTGTAGAGAGAATATACCATATACAATCTGTTATATCTAAATTATATATAAATATATCATAGAGAATATCTCTGAATTTTAAATATTGTAATTCATTAATATTTACTAAATTATCAATAATTTTCTTACAAATTAATCGGTACGGAAGCATTAGTTCTTCATTATATAAATGTAAATTTTTAATGTTTGTTATATTTTCAGTTTTTAAATTTGTCGGTAATTTATTTTTACTACAATTAGCATATGCGCTTTTCGATGGTCTTTGTATATTAATTACTTGACAACAATTTAGAATATTATCGGGAATAAAACTAAGTTGTTCAGTTAATAAAATAAATTTTATGTCAACACCTATTGAAGTATTTTGCTGCATATAACTATAAAAGTTTTCCAATAGTTCACTATGTATATCATGAAAATATTTACAAACAATTATGCCAGATTTATCTGATTTAGCTGATATAATATCAATAATTTGTTGATAAATTTCATGCCATAATAATTTTGAATTACAACCAAGGAGTGACATATCTATTTCATAATGAATATCACTTACTTTAAGGAAATATTGTGTTTTATTATAAGTTACACTTATTTTTCTCTCATATTTTAAATCAGTAAAACTATATTTTTTTATGGATTTCAACATTTGAGTGTATTTTCCAGTTCCACTCGGTCCATAAAAAATTATATTTTTAAATTCTTGTATCGTGCTTGGAAATTTTTGGTATATTTTATCTAATTTTGGATGTAAATTAATTCTATTATTTTCAGAAATATATTCTTCAAAATGCGTTTCATGAAATTTCATAGTTTATATATTAAACATTTTTTTATTATCATATTGAACTAATTATATTTATTGTATTTATTATATATATAATGCTTAAAAACATATTAATAATATAATTATGAATTTAGTTAAACAAATAAGTCAATATGATAATAAGTGTCTATTTTTTTGTGAACCGATAAAAAATAATATAATGAATGAAGGAATCTTTATAAAAATATTATATTCAAATGAAAATATATCTTTAAATGGAATTTATTTATTAGTACAAATTTGTGATATTGTTTGTGAAAAATATTATAATAAATATAAATGTAGTTTCAATATTTTAAACAATAAAGATATTATTAATAATTTAAAATTAATAGAAGAAGAAATATTAAAAAAATATAATACAACAAAAACACCGTGTTATAAAATTTATGAACAAATGAATTGTGGATATATCAAAATGTATTCTATCATTGGAATAAAACAAACATCTTCATTTGCTCTTAAAATATCTGGAATTTGGGAAACACCCCAAAATTACGGACTAACCTATAAATTCATAAATCTAAATTAATATTTGTAAAGCCGTCAGTTGAATAATATTTAAGAGTTGTAGATAATATTATTGAGCATATTGCTGTTAGCACACCTAATAAATAAATCAAACTTGAAATAATTTTTGATAATTTACCAGTTGTTTCAAAATTATCTGTGCTTATATTAGTATAAACTAAATAAATTTGAACTAATAAAAGTATAACAATTATATTACTAAATGAATTATAACTAGGAGCTATATGTCCTTCTATAATTTTATTTTTATAATTTATTAATAGATAAATAACAAATCCTATTACTGAAAGCATTAATAAAAATGGTCCTGATGTCATTAAAATTGAATATAATATTTCTAATGTTGAACTATTTGAAGAAATTCTTAAAACATTTTTAAATAATATTATTAATAACATCATTATACCTAAACTTAATACTGAATACCCACTTATATATGCTCCTAAAGACGTTTTAGACTCAGAAAAGAAACCAATAATAAATGCTACTAATGCCCCTAATATACATGCTTTATATATACCCGAATACCAACGACTCATTTATATACTAAAGTGATAATAAAAAATTATTTTTATTATATTACTTTAATTCATATTTTGTTTTAATTCGTCTATTTCATCTTGCATTTGTTTCATTTTAGCTAACATTATTGGTATAAATTCTTGATAATTTACTGTTTTATATCCCGAAATGTTGTTATTTTGAACCAAATCTGGAAATATTTTTTCTACATCTTGAGCTAAAACACCAAAATGATTATTATTTTTAGGGTCATTTTTATAATTAAATGATACTGGATTAATTGAAAATAATTCATTTGTTTTTTCCTTATCTATGCTCAAAATATTTTGCTTTAGTCTTTCATCTGATGGATTATAAATTGAACCGGTAATTGTTAAATCATTCTCAATATATACTGGGTATCTTTTTATTTCTGGTGTTAGAACTATTGAACCATTATCTTTTTTATAAACCCATGACACTCCATTTTGTGAATATACAAATTGTTTAATATTTCCTTGTGCTGTATTATTAACTCTTCCGTTATAATTTCCTGATGATGTATTAAATCTTGGCATTTTATATTATATAAAAGTATTTTAGTTTAAATTATTTAAACATAAATTATATATTATAATAATATAAAATGTCAAACTTTAGTGGCTCAAATCAACGTCGTATTGAATCCTATAATCCACAAAACTATAATGTTAATAATAATCATCCTTTGATACCTAATTCACAACAATATATTCTATTCAATAAATATGTTTCTATACATTCAGAAGATAGAGATTTACTTAAATTTCCTAATTCAAGTGAGTTTGAAATAGAATTGCCTGAAGATATTGTAAATGTAGCATCATTAAAACTTATAAATTGGACATTTCCTGCTAACTATAATACATTTTCTAAAGCTAATGAAAATACAAGTCTTTACTATAAAATAACTACTCCATATAATCCAGCTGCTTTTGGATTAACAGATCAATATAATTATAGAATTTATGAAGCATTATTTATGACTCAAAAAGAACCTTATATTTTTAATATCGAAGAAGGATTTTATAACCCAGAACAAATGGTAACTGAACTCACAAATAAATTTAATCATACTACCAGCAAAAGAATTATAAGTTATTTTACCGAAAAAGGTTGGACTGATACATTAAATGAATTTAATTCTAATGGGGGATATAGTAGATTTATAGTTGTATATAATAGTGTTAGTTTAAAACTATGGTTTGGAAATAGAGCTGATGCATTTACTATACTTAACGAAATTAACACTGTAGAAAACCAGATATTAGATGATTTATGCTTAAGTTCTTTAGCACATGTTCCTGATAGTTCAAATTGGGGATTATCAAGCTATCTTGGGTTACCCAGATATAATAGTCAATCAACTAACACTAATTCCATTACTAATAGTAGTTCTTTTGAAGAAATTAATGGAATAACTGTACCTAGATTTTATTATGGAGATGTTACACCAGGTGATGATGGATATTGGTTATTACCATATATGGATTTTAGTGGTAGTGAAGTTTATTGGATTGAATCAAATCATAAAATTAATTTGATGGGTGAAGCCTATATGTATATGGAAATCCAAGGACAAAATTGTATAGATGAAACACAACCCTATAATTTAAGTAACTTTACACAAACAACAAACCAAACAAACGGTATAGTGAATTCATCATTCGCTAAATTAGCTATACCAACTACTCCATTATCACAATGGTTTGATGCCGATTCTATTCCATATAAAATTTATAATCCTCCAGCAGAGAGAATAAGACGTTTAAGAATTAAATTAAGATACCATAATGGACGTATGGCAGATTTTGGTGTGTTTAATTATTCTTTTATGATTCAATTTACTTTATTGGCGCCACAAATATTACGTAATACAACGACTATGAATTATCCTCCAAATATGCAAAATCATTAAATTTTTATATTATATTTTTCAGTTATCCAAGATTTTAAAATAGTTATATCACAAATTTTATAATCTTCTTTTGTTTCAATCATAAAACCTTTTATATCATGAAATGATGGTTTTTTCATTTTTGAATTTTTATAAAATATATAGTCGCCCTTTGGGCCTTTTCTAATAGTTAACCCTGAATTTATCTCTCTAACTATTCCAGAACCTTTCTCTAAAATTCCTTTCACTTCTTCAAATGTTATATTTTCAATAGGACGATTACCTAATTCTTTGAGCGTTTTTGAATTATCACCCCAAGATACATATAACCCAAATTTTCCTTTTCTTAATATGACATCTTTTTCTTGGTATTTTCCTAAATTATATTGTGTATTTTGTGGTTTATTAGTTTTGTCTTCGACAATTTCATTTAATTCTAATTCACCATTTTTTAACTTTGATATATCAAAGTCCTTTTTAACCGATTTAAATGATATCTCTTGCTTATCCTTTTTTTCTTCTATACATTTTATTACTGGCCCATATTTACCTATTAAGAATGTATTATTATTGTCTATTTGAAATTCAAATTTTGTTTCATCACGTATAAATTCTATTAATTCGTCTACTTCCTTATTACATGACGAACAAACTTCAAACCATATTAGTTCACCTTTTGCGATTTTATCTAATGCTGATTCCATTAATCTAGTATATTCATAATTAAATAACTTATTAAAATGTTTATTCAAAAATTCAATAACAATTATTCCTAATGGTTGAATAACAAGCTTTGATTTTTCATTGCCAAACTCCCTTTTATTTTCTATTTCACAAATCTCTCCATCTTCCAATTCAAAATCCCTACAGGTTATTTCTTTTCCTTTGATATCTTCTTTTTTAACATAACCTCGTTCTTGAATTTTGTCGACTAATGATGAAAATGTAGATGGTCTACCGATTCCTTTCTCCTCAAGAAGCTGAACTAATTTTGCTTCAGTATAATGATTCTTTGATCCTTTAATGGTGACCTTTGAATAAATCTTTTTATATTGAATAGTCATATTAGAATTAATTGTCTGTAAATACTGATAATCTTTATTCACTCGAGAGAATTTGTTCTCGACTATTTTCCAACCAGGAAAGTCAATTAATTCAGATGTATATGAATATTTTGTATTTGATGGTGCGGTTATATTTGCTGTTATAGAATAAAAAGATGCTGGTGTCATACAGCTTTCCAAAGTGTTAGTCCAAATGAGTTTATACATTCTTTTTTCCTTGGAACCTATTTCTTCTGGCAAGTTCTGGAGAGAAATATTAGTTGGTCTAATAGCTTCATGTGCTTCCTGCCGAAGACTGTCATTTTCTTCAGCATTTTTAGTCTTATTTTTTTTCTTACCGCGTTTTTTAGCAGTTTCTGTTGATATATTATTATCGTCACAATTTCCATCTATAATCTGTCCAATATACTTAGCATCAAAAGTCTTGGTAATATATTCTTTCGCAGAATCCAAAAACTCGGCACTATATGTCTTCGAATCTGTTCTCATATATGTTATATATCCTCCTTCATATAGTAGTTGACAAATTCGCATTGTTTCTTTTGGCGAATAATGTAGCTCATTACTTGCGACTTGTTGTAATCTACTAGTCGTAAAAGGCTCTGACGGTTGCTTAAATATTTTTTTTGGTTGCGAGCATGTATAAATATGAGAAAAATTTATACTATCATCAAGAAAAGTTATCATGTCATCTTCATCTTCAAATTTCCCTTCGGAATTTAATTCAAAAGGCAAGTTTAAATTTGTGAAATAACCTGTAGTATTATATACTTTTCGTTCTATTGATTCATCAATTTCTTTTTGGTTTTCATAAATCAATTTTAAAGCTGGAGTTTGACATCTACCAGCACTTAGAGCATTGTCTTTTCCTTTTGGCTGCGAAACTAGTTTCCAAAGAACTGGACTTACTTTAAAACCAACTAAAACATCGAGGATTTGACGTGCTTGCTGAGCATTTACAATATTCATATCAACCGTTATTGGGTTTTTGATTGCTTGTTGAAGAGCTGATTCTGTTATTTCATGAAAAATAATCCGTTTTGTTTTATTAATATCTAATTTAAAAACATCGCATAAATGCCATGCTATTGCTTCACCCTCTCTATCATTATCTGTAGCTAATATTACTTCTCTCGCAGATTTAATTTCCTTTCTTAAAGCTTCTACGTTTTTTCTCTTAATTGCGTTATCAATCATCAAATATGTGGGACTAAAATTCTTTTCTATATCAATGTTTTTGAGAGAAGGTAATTCACGAATATGACCATAAGATGACATACATTTATAACCTGGACCTAAATAATTTTCTATTTTTTTACATTTTGCTGGTGATTCAACAATTACCAATGATGTAGTTATTTTAAATTTTTTTGACATAATTACATAAATATATAAATTTATTTTTATGTAAGTTTAATTTAGTTTTTACAACTAATGAGAATTCACTTTGACATATATTAGTGTTTTTGTATACATATTCAGACATTTAAGTTCGCATAAAAATACTATTTATAATTATATTTTCAATTCTTTTTTCCATCCATTTTTTCTTATTTTTTCTTATTTTTTGTTTTTCTTGTTTTTTGTTTCTTGTTTTTTCTTGTTCTTACTTTTTTGTTTTTTCTTACTTTTTTGGTTGTTCTTACCTTTTTGGTTTTCGATAGTTTACCACCTACATTTGGTTCAGTCACTTGAAACATATTATATACTTTGCCTCCTTTACCTTCTTGACAATAAGTAGCTCCAACGCGATTTCCTTGTTGGTAATATACATCAAATGAAATTACTGAAGGGAGATTTGTTTCTGTTTCTTCAATTAAATATATTTTTTGTGTAGTATTTAATAAAATGTTTATCATATATCCTCTTTTTATATACTGAATTGGCAATCCAAGTGACCGTAAATTAAAATAACTTATATCGAAATTTATATTAGATGGGTTAAGAGTGCCAGTTGATTCTTTACAACTATGAAACAATACCATTGGATCATTTATCATATTTTTAATAATTTTTTTACTTGATAAATAAAATTGGTTGTTAAATATAAATAATATATTTCCTTTAATATTTAAATATTCATTAGTATTTACATTTTCGTTATCTACCACATCAAAAACTGTTTCTGGCAATTTAATAGGTATTTCTTTGTTTGGAATTTTATACCAAATAGGTAGACTAGTTAAACTTAAACACCCTTCAAATATATCTTTCATATTTATCACATTAGAAACATTCCAATTATCAAGAGGCTGATTGAAGTTTTTACACCCCATAAACATCTTAACCATTAATACCACTTTAGAAACATTCCAATCATTAAGAGGTTGATTAAAATTTTGACAATTGTTAAACATAACAGTCATAACTTCTACTTTTGAAACATCCCATTCATTAAGAGGTTGATTAAAATTTTGACAATTGTTAAACATACCAGTCATAACTTTTACTTTTGAAACATCCCATTTATTAAGAGGTTGATTAAAATTTTGACAATTGTTAAACATACTAGTCATATTTTGCACATTAGAAACATTCCAGTCATTAAGAGATTCATTAAAATTTTGACAATTATTAAACATCTCTTCCATGTTTTGCACATTAGAAACATTCCACTTATTAAGAGATTCATTAAATAATTTATAATTTTTAAATAAAACACGCATATCTGTTACATTTGTAACATCCCAATCACCAATTGGAATATTTTGTAAAAACTTAGGCAATTTTGATTTATCAGTTATATAATAATTAACATATTTCTTAATATTTAAATTATTTATATTTTCACTCATATATTATATAACAATAATTTTTTATGTAAGTTTATTATTTATTCATCCTCTTAAATTGCTTATAAGATACATTGTTTTCTGGTTTCTTTGGCTCTGGTTTTGGCTCTTCGTCAGCATTTAATTTATCAGCTTTCCTTAAGGCGCTATCTACATATAGTTCCTTTAAAATAGAACCAACTAAAAATGCCCCTTCGTGTTGATCTAATTCACCATCTTCAATTCTTTTTAACACATCTAAAAACTTATTTAATATACCAATATCAAGTTCATCCTTTTTAACCTTATTGTAAATATCAGTATAATAAGTAAATAAAAAATTACATTCATTAACACATTCTTCTTGAATTTTAGCATCATCACCTCTAAATTTTCCCTTAATCATTATCATAGTATTAACTTCATTTCTAATAATTTGACTATGTTTTAAATTGCGTATAAAATCAGTTTGATCCTCAATATTATTTGCCTTAATCATATTTTGCAGTTGTAGCCTTTGTTTATCGTCCATTAATTATAATTAATATATTAAGTATTTTATTTAAACCAATTAAAATATTAATATATAATATATATGTCTATTCCTGGTTTAATCCAACCTACTGTTAATTCTTATCCTCACGGAGCAAATAGTCCACACACAGCAGCTAAAGCAATGGCTGCTAATAATAATCAAAAATTAAATAATATAAATCAAATGGCAGCCGGAAGCAAAAGACGAAAGAGAGGAGGAGGTAATGTAAATGTCCCTGTTTTAAAACCAATGTATACATCACAAAATGGTCAAGCAGATCCTGTATCACAACAACAAGCATTAGCACAATCTGGTACACAGGGTTCTGCTAATCGTGTTTATGATAATCAGGCAACTACAGGTGGTTCCAGAAGAAAAAGAAGAGGAGGCAATCCTAATTGGTCATGGGGATGTTATAGTGGTGGAAGAAGACGAACACATCGTCGTAAAACTAAGAAACATAAAAAGAAAACTAGACGCAATCGCCGTCATTAAATTCCTTATTATAGCGTAAATTTACATGAGTCATTTCAATAAATCACATATCTTTCATATTTACAATTATATAATTATATAATTTATAAAGTTATAATTAAAATTAAAAATTTTATATTCATAATATAAGTTATGCCATCCGGAAAAAATTGGGTTAATTTCATATATGTTAATATAGCATTTGCTATTTATATAGCAGGTGTTTTTTATTATAATCAAGTCGCACAAATTAAATCAAATTGGCCATTATATAGATGTAATCCTATGTATATGTTTTTAGCAGATGATATTGAAGAAAACTTTACTTATTGTGTTCAAAACATGCAAACTAGTTTTATGGGATATTTATTACAACCTCTTACTTTCATCACAACTTCATTAACAACTATGTTAGGTGGATTTATGGGAGATATCCAAAACATTCGTGCAATGTTTAATAAAATTAGAACATTCTTTTCATCTATTATTCAATCTATTTTTGGAGTTTTTTTAAATTTAATTATTGAATTCCAAAAAATTACAATCGGTATTAAAGATTTAATTGGAAAAACCATTGGCATTATGGTTTCATTAATGTATGTAATGGATGGGAGTATTAAAACTATGAATAGCACTTGGAATGGTCCTCCTGGACAATTAGTTAGAGCTCTAGGAAAATGTTTCCATCCATTAACTGAGGTTAAACTTAAAAATGGACAATTTAAATGTATGAAAGATATAGATTTAGGAGATATTTTGGAAGATGGTTCCATAGTTGAGTCTGTAATGAAAATTGATAATAAAAAAGAACCAATACCATTCTATTCAATTAATACAAAAAATGGTGATATATTAGTAACCGGTTCACATTTAGTATTTGATAAAGAAAATAATACCTTTATAAAAGTTCAAGATTATAAAAAAGCCAAATTAACAGATATTAAATTTGATTGGTTTAGTTGTTTAATAACTGATACACATAAAATTCCTATTAAAGATGAAATTTTTTGGGATTGGGAAGACCACTTTGTTAAAAAAATTTAGATTTATAATAATATTTAGTTTTTATTAAAATGAATATTATCCAGTTACTATATATGGACACTGACCTAAATAAAATTATAAAAACATATGATAACTTAACATATTTTGACCAATATGGAGGGTCTTTTGTTTTATTTATCGCAATAACAATCATAATAATAATACTTATGTCATATTTTCATACAATGATAAATATACAGCCAATTGTCGATGATTGGCCTAATCAAAGATGTAACCCAGCTTACTTACCATTTGCTGGATTTATTACTCGTCCTGAAGGTGTATCGGCAACTGATTATACGCTAGAAAATTTTACATATTGTTCTCAAAATATTTTATCCAGTATAACAAGTTTTGCCTTAAAACCATTAACAGCATTAACAAATAATTTACAGTCTGTAGCTAATGATGTTAACGGTTCTATTCAATCTATTAGAGCGATGTTTGATAAAGTTAGAACATCTATGCAAGATGTAACTCAAGAAATTATGGGAAAAATTATGAATGTTATGGTGACTTTAATGCAAATTATAATCAATTTTAAAGATTTTGTGAGTAAAACTCAAGGAACTATGACTGCTGGTTTATTTACATTCTTGGGTAGTTATTATACACTTAAGTCATTAATGGGAGCTATTGCACAATTTATTGTTACTATTTTAATTGCTTTAGCTGCAATGATCGCGGTTTTATGGGCTGTACCATTAACTTGGGGAGCAGCTGTAGCAAATACCGCTATTTTTACGGCTATTTCTATTCCTATGGCAATTATACTGGCGTTTATGGTTGATGTATTAAAAGTCAGTCCTGGTCTTAAAATTCCAAAAGTAAAATGTTTTGATAAAGATACTCTATTAAAAATGAATGATGGAACATTAAAAAAAATTATTGAAATTGAAGTAGGTGATGTTCTTCATAATTGTAATATTGTAACTGCTAAAATTAAAGTGACATCTGAAGATTCTCAAATGTATGTATTAAATGATATAATTGTATCTGATTCACATATAGTTAAATATCAAAATAAATGGATACCAGTTTCACAACATCCTTGCGCATATAAATATAATTCATATAGCGATGAATTTCTTTATTGTTTAAATACAACACATAAAATTATTGAAATTAATGATATAATTTTTACTGATTGGGACGAAGTATATGACGAAAAGTTAAATAAAGTTATTAATAATCAAATCAATCCAGTTTCTAGTATATATTCTATTCATGAATCTTTAGATTGTGGATTTTCTAGTTTAACTAAAATTAAACTTCAAGATAATTCATATGTAGATATTGATAAAATTAAAATTAATGATACTCTACAAAATGGAGCGAAAGTTTATGGTATTGTAGAAATTGATGGATTAAATCTCGTTGGACAGTTTAGATATAATTTAGGCAAAAACAAATTCATTGAAGGTTATGCGCCAAATTTAACATTTGTTGATAAAGAAATTATTAACAATAATCATAAATTATATCATCTTTTAACAGATAATACAACATTTGAAATAGAAAATACTATCATTAATGATTACAATGCGGCTATTGATAGATTTTTAGAAAAACAATAAATTAAAATTATTATCTATGAATTATGTATAATATGGATATCTCAATTTTTGGAATTAAATTGCAAGTGGAGATTTTAATTTTAATCGGTGTTATTTATTTAATTTTAGTGGCGCATACTTTATGTGGATGCTCTAATTATAGTTTAATGGAAGCGTTTACTGATGCTTCTGGAAATATTTCTTCTTCTATTAAAACTGCTGCTCAAGATATATCAGGAAATATTCCTGAACCTGCTGGAGGTACGGTAGCTAATAAAATTAAAGGAACTATACAAGCTAAAGAAGGATTTGTTGGGGCAAATACAAATTACGGTCAATCATCACCTTTTGATTTGAATTCAAGCTCTACAGTTAATGCTTCCTCTTGGAGTGCTCCAGATATGACTGTTGTTCCAGGTAAACCTTTAAGTCCTGGTGTTAAACAATTTTTGGCGAGAGAACCACAACCAATTCCTCTTCCAGAAGGTGAGTTAGATATGTTTGCTAGTACTCCATTTAAACCTGAATGTTGCCCTAATACTTATAGCACATCAACAGGATGCGCTTGTATGACCGGAAAACAATATAACTATTTAGTAAATCGTGGTGCCAACAATGTCCCTTATTCTGAATATTAAACTGTAAATACTATTAGATTTGTGATAAAATAATATTAGAATTTATCATATATATCATATATAACTGTAAAATTATATATGATATATATATATATGCCAAAAAGTAATAAAAGAAAAAATAATTCAAATAATAAAACAAAGAAACTTATTGGTAAAATATGTCCAATAGGTCTCAAATCTTTTGAAAAAAAGTTTAGCAAACAATTATCGCTACAAGAAGCAAACAAATTAAGAAATATAGAAACTTTTAAGAAATCTGAGTTTGCTAAAGAATTATTATCTAGATTTGCGCCTTCAAGCATAAAACCTAATGATGACTTTTATGATTATATTAATTATTTATGGCTTAAAAATGTAAGTTTAGAAAAGCAACAAAAGTATATAGTCCAGGTTGATGATTTTCGTTTAGCACAAGATAAAGTTTATAATGAATTAGATAAAATAATTATGAATTATTATAATAGTAATAATAATAGTCTTGCTAAAAATCTAAAAAATTATCGTCAATCAGTTATAAACATGAATCCAGTATCTTACAGTAAAAAATTAGCTCAAGAAGCAATTGATATAGTTGATAAATATATCAAAAATGATAATCCTTGGGCTTTATTGGGTTATTTCAATAGAGATGAAATGATGGCAAATTCTGTTCCGTTTGTTTGGTCTTTAAATCCTGATGATAAAGACCCTACAACTTTTAGATGTTATATTAGTCCTATTCATTTCATATTATTAGACTTGAATGTATATTATGATGATGGAAAGGATGTATCTTATAAACAAAATTATAGAAATAGATATTATAAATATTTAAAACAATTATTTGACACTACTCTTGGAAAAAATAATTTTAATCCAAAAGATTGTTTTGATGTTCAAGTCGAAATATTCAATGCTCTTGGTTGTATTGATGTTACTTCAAAAGAAGAATCTACATATAACAAAGTTTCAAAAAATGAAGCTATGAAAAAATATGGTTTTGATTGGGATGAATTTTCAAAACAATTAGGATTTAAGAAAACCCCTGATTTTTTTATAACATCTACATTAAATTATTTAAAATGCGGTTCTAAATTATTAATCGATAATTGGAAAACACCAAAATGGCGAACTTATTGGATATATGTAATACTAAGAAGATTAGCAAGAGTTACAAAAGAATGGGAACATATTACTTATGATTTTTATGGAAGGTTTGAGAGAGGCCAAGAAGCCATTAATAAATCAGATTCTGTAAGCGCAGCTTTATATATGTCAATACCATTTAATACATTTTTAACAAATCAATATGTAAAAAAATTTGAAAATCCACAAGCAATGAAATATACTGAGACACTATGTAATGATCTAAAAATAGTATTCAGAAGAATACTACAAAGAAATAAATGGTTACAACCATCGACAAAAAAATACGCGTTAAAAAAATTAGATGCATTTAAATTTATTTATGGTAAACCAGAACATTTAAGAGAAGACCCTAACCTAAAATATAGTACAATATTATATGATAATATGATAAACTTAAATGAATGGAGACATGAAAAATTTGTTAGTCTTGAAGGAAAACGTACTATTGATATTCCTATGATGGATTGGACACAATACCCAGTTAAAATGTCTGGCACACAAGCTTATATAGTAAATGCGTCGTATACACCATCTAAAAATGCTATTTATATAAATCTTGGATATATTCAAAAGCCATTTGTAGATTTAGATGAAAGAGGTATTGAATATAATTTAGCTCATTTAGGTTTTACAATTGGTCATGAAATGTCTCATGGATTTGATGATATGGGAAGTAAATATGGAGCTGACGGTAAATTATTTGATTGGTGGACAGGAAAAGACAAGAAATATTACAAAAAAATTCAAGATGATGTTGTAAAACAATATGAAGAATTTGCTGCTAGAGATGGTATAAAATTCGATGCTTCAATTGGTCTTGGAGAAGATTTAGCGGACATTTCGGGTATTGGTATTTGTGATGAATATTTAAGGGATTTTCAAGATAATAATCAAGATTTAGTACCTATTAGAGCATTATCGTATGAAGGATTTTATACATATTTTGCGTTTCAACAAAAACAATTGGTAGGTAAAAAAGCTATTTCAGCACAATTAAAAACAAACCCACATCCATTAGATAAATATAGATGTAATATTCCATTATCACGTTCCTCGATATTTAGAGCATTATATCATGTTAAGAAGGGTGACGGTATGTGGTGGCATAATACTGATACTGTATGGTAAAAATTTTTCTTTAAATATATTTAATAAATAATATATTTAAACTACTTAAAGAGCTGATTTGTCGATCACTACCTCTTTTGCTATATTTCTTATTATTTTTTCAGCCTTTTCTTTATCATTATTTCCAGCACCACCCATAGCTTCTATAACTAATTTACTATATTGGTCAGAGTATTTTGATTCACTGAAATTACAGCCTGGATGTACTTCTTTATATTTTTGAAGCAATCTTTCATTCTTATGAGAAACTTTATTTATAACGTTTCGTAATTTTTTCTTATCATCATCTTCTTTTTCCCATTTATCTTCATCTTTTATATATATAACTTCTCTCTTTTTATCGGGACAATGTATTGGCCTTTTAGTTACATCGAGTGCTTTTAGATTTTTAACTATAATATTAGAAATTCCTTCTACATAACCCATTTCACCGACATTTTCTAAATCAGAAAGTTGTAATTGAATAGATTCAGCAAAATCCATAATATTCATAGCATTTTTACAGGTCTCGTTTAAAAAGAAATTTAAATTAAATGCTTTATTATGTGAATTTGTATGAGTATTTGTCGTATTATGTGTTCCATTTTTACATATTTCTAATACTTTATTATTATTATCCAACATTAATGACTGCTGTTCCATCATCATTTTTCTCAATTCATTATTATCTTTAATTAACATCATTATTAAATCTTTATCTGCTATTGTTTCATTCTTTGTTGAGCTAATTTTCACATTATTTTCGTCTTGAAAATTATCGTGTAAACAAACAAAATTACACATTTTTTTATGTTTCCATAATCCCTGTCTATGTTTATAATTTTTACCACATTCGCACACGAAGGGTTGAGTTGCTACTTTTTTGCTACTTTTTGCTACTTTTTGTCCTCCAATGTAATCCTCTGTCATCCTTTGATGTTTTGGTGTAAACATATGTTTATCGTAATTCGTTTTTCTGCTTGTAACATAGTCACAGTAATTACAATAAAAATTTTGAGCTACTTTTTGACTACTTTTTTCCTTAATTTTGTCATCCTTGTCCTCCATATGTAATCCTTAGAAAAAATCTTTAAGTTTTTATATGAAAAAATTATCATCACAAAATGAAAATTATTTTTTCTGTGACCAGACGATAAAATTTCATTATGGTCACAATCAATGCATTTTTCATAAAATATCTGGGTTTTTGAAAATTGGACATTTTTTTTGTCCATTTTTGAAAAGTTAAAACACTTTTCATTTTTTGAATTTGGGTATTTTTCCTACATGTGTAGGGAATTTTTTTTGCACTTTTTTTAAGAATCCCCAAATTTCCCCTTCATAATGTAGTTGTTCGTCTTTAAGTATGAAAATTAAATATATATTATTTTGTATATTCACAAATTTTACAATATGTTATTTTCATACTCTTTTCTGGTGTTATATCTATAATATCTTCTTCAAAATCATGGCAACATAAATCATTTATATAATCATCACATTTCTTTTTTTTTTCAATAATATATTCTCTATTTTTGACAAAAAAAATTTTTTCTTTTGATTTTTCAATATACTCAGAATTAAATTTTTCGTTTTTTTCTATACAATCTATTATATTATCATATGCTTCAACTATATTATCTAAATTAGATAATATTTCGCAATATTTTTTTCTACAAAACAAATAATATTCTGAATTCATATTATTTGTATTTATAATTTTATATTTATATTCTTTATTTACAAATATAATGACCTCCATGTTTCCAGACCATCTGACTCCTTCTTTATTAATTTATCTACAATAGTTTTTGTTACGGTAAAAGGGAATTCTACTTTTAAAGACATATCTTCTTCAAATAAATTCGAACCCGGTTTCATCAATCTATATAAATTTAACTTTGTATGGATAATTTCTAAGCAACGTTTCATATTTCTTACACCATCTTCTTTTTGACAATGTGTCTCATTAATATAACCTATAACCTCATCTGGAATTATTATGTCATTATCATTAAATTTTACTTGCTCTCTAATCTTTGGCAACAAGTAATTATTCGCAATTATAGTTTTTTCTTTGCCAGAATAACCTTTTGTCTTAATTCTATACATTCTATCTTTTAAAATGGGATTCACTTTTGTTTCATCATTATAACTGAATATGAACAAACATTTACTTAAATCAAAATTTATTTCCGCGAAATATTTATCATGAAATTGTGAATTTTGTGAAGTATCTGTTAAATGGGTTAATATACCAGCAATCTCTTCGCCTCTAGGTGTATCACTTATCTTATCTAATTCATCAAAATAAATTACTGGATTCATACACTTACTATCAATCAAAATTTGAACAATTTTACCCCAAGTGCTTCCTTCATATGTGTAACCGTGACCTTCTAAGAAACTGCTGTCTGTTGCACCACCTAAAGCAATGAATGCAAAAGGTCTATTCAAAATTTTACTAATACCTTCCTTTACCAAACTAGTTTTACCTGTTCCAGGTGGTCCATGAATAGCAATAGCACTTCCAATAGATTTTGGATTCGTTAGAAGTTGACCTAACATCTGCATTATCTGCATCTTTGCATCATTTAATCCATATACTGCTGAATTTAATGTTTTTTGTGCGTTTTCCATAAAATCATGGCAATTATCTACACCATTATTTTCAATACTAATTGGCAATTCTGTATAGTTTGTAAATGGAATCTTCATAAATGTATCAACCCAATTTTTAACTTTATAAAATTCACTACCTCCTGGTTCCATATGTCTTAATGAATTTACTTTTTTCATTGCAGCAGATTTAAATTGGATAGGAATATTTGCTTCCAAAAGAGTGATTCTATAAGGCTTTTCAATTCTCGTAATTTTATTTATTTCCCTTAATTCTTTAATTAATTTTTTCTGGTTTTCAGTTTCCAATTTCTCATAAAATGAGAAGTCATTCATAGCATTTTCATCTCTAATAATTTTTCTAAAAATTTTCATATTCTTATCCTTTTGTTTCTTATTTTTCTTCACTCTCTTCTTTTTTTCTTTCTCAAAATTTTCTTCATATACTTCAATACATTTTTTAATTGATTTATCCTTTGGATTTTTTGATAAAAGTTCTTTTAATTTTTGAACAACTTCATTTTTATCTTCTGTTTTTTTAGTATTTTCACTATTTTCTTCCTCTTTATGTTTGTTTAAATTTTCTTTTTTAGCTTTAGATGGCTTTTCTTCTTCCTCTTTGTGTTTCTTTGAATTTTCTTTTTTAGCTTTAGATGGCTTTTCTTCTTCCTCTTTGTGTTTCTTTGAATTTTCTTTTTTAGCTTTAGAGGGCTTTTCTTCATCGGAAGATTCGTCTGTAGATACTTCTTGATCTTCGTCAAAATCTTTGGAATCTTCATCAGAACTTTTGAAATTTTCATATTCGTAATCCTCGTCATAATCGTCATCATCATCATCTAATTCATTTTGAACTTTAGCACCACCAATATTAAATATAATATTAAATTTACCTTTACCTAGTTTAACCATTTGTTCTTCATCATCATAATCATCATCATCATCATAATCATCATCATAATCATCATCATCATATTCGTCATCATCATCTGTATCTTGAGAACCTAATGAAACAGAATCATCATCTGATACTTCAGTTTTTTTATTTTTCCTATACTTTTTAGAATTTTTTATTTTTTTAGACGAGACAATATCACTTTCATCGGTGTCGGTTTCAAATTCTTCTTCGTCTTCTTTCTCAGCTAGTTTCTTTAATTTTTCACCAGCTTTAATTTTTTTATCAAGATGATTTGAAGGAAATATTTTTTGAACATATTTTCTAAATTCATGTATATTAATTTTTTCATCGTCTGATTCACTACTACTATTCCAGTCATCACTATCAGAACTTTCATTTCTTTTCTTTTTGAGTTTAGTCTCATTAGACCTATTTACTCTATCCCTCTTTGAAATTTGTTTGTTTGAACTTTCGCGCGTCATTATTGTGTATTATAAATTAATTTTTAAATCAAAATCAAAATCAATTTTATTTTAAAATATTTTTGTATACAATTTAATACTACTTAAATCATATATGATAGAAAAAGATTTTTAGCAAAGATATATAATTATTATACACAAACCTCAAGTAATTTTGTATTATTTTAGTTGATAAATAAGTAATTTATAAGTAAATTAAATGATTACTTCAAAGGAAAACTATACAATATATTATTTTATAAATAAAAAATTATAAAATATATAAAAAAAATTGATTAATAAAAACAATTTAAATCTAATCTCATATATTATAAGAGATGTCGAAATTTGCTAATTCCAATTATAGCTCAATGAATGTTTCCAAGATTATTGGAATTCAATTTAGTATATTATCTCCAGATGAAATTAGGAAGGGGTCTGTTGCAGAAATAACAAGTAGAGACACTTATATAAATAATAAACCTGTAATAGGTGGATTATTTGATCCAAGAATGGGCGTCTTAGAACCTGGATTAATTTGCCCTACAGATGGTCTTGATTATATGCAGACACCAGGTTATTCTGGTCATATTGAACTATCAAGACCTGTATTTTATATCCAATATTTAAATACAATTCAAAAGATAATCAGGTGTATATGTTTTAAATGTAGTAAACTTCTTATTAGCAAAGAAAAATATAAACAAGCCCTAAAACTTCAAGGAGAGGCAAGATGGAAATATGTATTTTCCTTAGCAAGTAAAATTAGAAGATGTGGCGAAGATACAGAAGATGGATGTGGATGTCTTCAACCTCATAAAATTAGAAAAGAGGGGCTTGCAACAATTTATGCTGAATGGAAGGCGGAAGATGCTACTTCTGAACCAATGGTTATTAAAATTACGCCAGAAATGATGTTAAAAATATTTAAAAGAATTCCAGATGAAGATGTTTCATTTATGGGATTTAGTCCACTATACTCAAGACCTGATTGGATGATTTGTCAGGTAATGTCTGTTTCTCCTCCAGCAGTAAGACCTTCTGTTAAACATGATTCACAACAAAGATCTGAGGATGATTTAAGTCATATTTTAGTAAATATTATAAAAACAAATAAAATTCTCCAAGAGAAAATTCAAAATAATGCTCCGTCAAATGTAATTGATGATTGGACAACAGTACTACAATATTATGTAGCCACTCAAGTAGATAATAAAATTCCTGGTGCAGCTCCAGTAGCACAACGTTCAGGTAGACCATTAAAGTCAATTAAAGACCGTTTAAATGGAAAAGGTGGAAGAATGAGAGGAAACCTTATGGCTAAACGTGTAGATTTTAGTGCTCGTTCTGTTATTACAGCAGACCCTAACATTTCAATACGCGAATTGGGTATTCCTATGAAGATTGCTAAAAATATTACAAAACCAGTTTATGTTAATAAAATCAATAAAAATTTCTTGACAAAATTAGTCAGAAATGGACCAGAAGTTTGGCCTGGTGCTAAAATGTTGGAGAAGAGCAACGGTGAGTCAATCACCTTAAAATATTATCTTGACAGAAATTCTATTGTCTTAGAAGAAGGTGACATCGTTCATCGTCATATGATGGATGGAGATGCTATCTTATTTAACAGACAACCTACTCTTCATAGAATGAGTATGATGTGTCATATTGCTCGTATCATGAAACGAGGTGACACTTTTAGAATGAATGTCGCCGATACCAAACCATACAATGCGGATCAACAATTCATGACCTTATAAGGTCATAGCCATCAAGGTTCGCAACAGGGAGCGTGAAAAGCGTGTTACTCCCTAGTAAATAAATCAATAATTATTTGAGGCAAAATAATATAAAAAATAATATTATATAAAATATATATGAATAGTTCAGAGACTAAACATTTAGAAAAAACTTGTTCAATTTGTAATATCACAAAATCAAAAAATATGTTTGTTAATGGCAGGAATTTGTGCAAAAGTTGTAGAAATAAAAAAACACGTGAAGATTACTCAAAATTAAAATTGACAGATGTTATAGAACAAAAATGTAATGTCTGTGAATTTATTAAAAATATAAGTGATTTTCATAAAGGAAGAAAAATTTGTACAGTTTGCACCAGTAAAAAAAGAAGAGAAAAATATAACACTGATGAAGAATATAAAAAACGTGTAATTAAAGAATCAATCAATTATAGAAAAGCTAAAAATTGGCGTGACAATGATTTAGAAGAATTAAAACGAAAAATTAGAAGCAATATTCTTAGATATATCAAAAATAAAAATAAAAGAACAATGGAATATTTAGGTTGTTCCAGAGAAGAATATATGAAATGGTTAATGTCTAACAATAACGACTATACGTATGAAAATCATGGAAAAGAATGGCACATTGATCACGTAATACCTTTATCAAAATTTAATATTAATGATGAAGAAGAACAACTTATAGCTTTTAATTGGAGAAATACTATGCCATTGTCATGTAAAGAAAATTTAAAAAAAAATAATAAAATTATAAAATCACAGATTGAACAACATTATAAAAAATTAGTGGAATATCATAAAGAAAACAAACTTGAATTGCCTCAAGTATATATTGATTTATTTGCAAAACACCTTGTTGACGGGGACACCTTAAAGCCATCACTACTACTCACATCTGGAAACATTTGTGAGGATCTCGGTTAATAGCCGAACCCGATAGTAATAAAGTGATGGATGAATACTTTAAAGTATGAAATAGGCAATCCGCAGTGTTACTTCCTAACCTCGTTATGGTAAGAGTATGGAAGGCACTCAGAGACTGAACCGGTGTTGGTGAGCGATGAAGGATTAACCATCCAGAGCTTGCTTAAGATACAGTCCGACGTCATTGGAAACTCTGACGAGTTATCGTTTGATGGCGATGAAATGAATTTACATATGCCACAGGATCCAGAATCCGAAGCAGAATTAAAAAATTTGGCAGCAGTGCCATATCAAATTATTAGTCCAGCCAATAATTCTTCAATTATTGGCATTTATCAAGATTCTATGCTTGGTTCTTATTTGTTTTCCAAAGAAGGAGTTAAATTCACGCCTAGACAAGCGATGAATTTGTTGATGATGTTTAATCAAGTTAATGAAGTTGAACTTTTAAAAGATATTGAAAAAGAAGGAGGACTTACCAGCTATGATATTTTAAGTCAAATTATGCCACCTTTATCAATTAAAAATAAGATCGAAATCAAGAATGGAAAATATATTAAGGGAGTAATGGATAAGGGTGTATTAGGAGGAAGATCAAGAGGTCTTCTACAAAGAGTTTGTAATGATTTTGGAAATATGGCATCATCTAAATTTATTGACGACCTACAAAATATTGTAACTGAATATATGAAAAATGCTGGTTTTAGTGTTGGAATTAGTGATTTAATTTCAAACCAAAGCACTAATGAAGAAATTGTAAAGGTTATTTCAAATAAAAAAACTGAAGTAAAAAATTTACTCGACCAGATTCAGTTAGGTGTATTTGAAAATAATACAGGTAAAACTAATGAACAAGAAGTTGAAACTCAAATTAACAGTATTTTAAACCAAGCTACCTCAGAGGCTGGTAAGATTGGATTAAAAAATTTATCTGAAGGAAATCGTTTCGTTGAAATGGTTAAATCGGGTTCAAAAGGTTCTGACTTAAATATATCTTTTATGATTTCTTGTCTTGGACAACAAAACGTAGATGGTAAACGTATTCCTTATGGTTTTGAACACAGAACTTTACCACATTTCACCAAATATGATGATTCGCCAAGTGCTCGTGGTTTTGTTGAAAGTTCATATATTAATGGATTAACTCCACAAGAACTATTCATGCATGCTATGGGTGGTCGCGTTGGTCTTATTGATACTGCCGTTAAAACTTCTACGACTGGTTATATTCAAAGAAGACTTATTAAAGGTTTGGAAGATTTAATGGTTAATTATGATATGACTATCAGAACGAATAAGAATAAAATTGTTCAGTTTCAGTATGGTGATGATAGCATCGATACTGTAAAGGTTGAAGATCAAAATATGCCTATTGTTGAAATGACTACACAAGATATATATAATCATTATTTGATTCCTGAAGAATCCGGTAAGGTAAAAACATTGAGTAATATCTTCCTTAAAAATACAATGACTAGACTTAAGAAGCAACAAGTTGAGTTTGCTAGCAAAATGAGTAAATTAGTTGATCAAATAATTGATATCAGACCAAATATAGTTAGTAATGTGTTTAAAAATAAAGGCGATAAGGTTGTATCTTCTCCAGTAGCTTTTCATTATATTATAAATACAATTCAAGGACAGTGTGGAATAACGTCATCATCATTAGTAGATATTACACCACTTGAAGCCTACAATATTATTCAGTCATACTTTGATAAAATAAATAAAAATTATTACTACAAGCCAACTGAATTATTTAAGACATTGTTCTTCTATTATTTGTCACCAAAAGAGCTTTTGGTAGTAAAAAGATTTAGTCAAAATTCGCTAATATTATTACTTGATACAATTATTCTTAATTATAAAAAATCAATCGTTACACCTGGTGAAATGGTCGGTATGATTGCTGGACAAAGTATTGGCGAAGTATCTACTCAGATGACTTTGAACACATTCCATTTTGCTGGTGTTGCTTCTAAATCTAACGTCACTCGTGGTGTTCCAAGAATTGAAGAAATTCTATCATTATCCAGTGAAATTAAAAATCCATCTTTAAGTGTTTACTTAAAACCTGAAGATGAAAGACAAAAAGATAAGGCTCGCACAATTATGTATATGCTTGAGCATACTAAATTAGAAGAAGTTGTTCAATCAACTGAAATTTGTTTTGACCCTGATGATTTAAATACATTAATTGATGAGGATAAAGATTGTATTGAACAATATAGAGCATTCGAAAATTTAGTTGATGAATGTAATGAAGTTAGTTTATCGTCTGATGAAAATGAAAAATCAAAATGGATTGTTAGAATGGTTATGGATCCTGAAATTATGCTTGAAAAAAATATTACTATGGATGATGTAAATTATACGTTAAAAAGTTGTTATGAAGATCAAATTAATTGTGTTTATTCTGATTTTAATTCAGATAAGCTAATATTTAGAATTAGGATGAATGACGTCTTAAAATCAGGCAATAAAAGTGGACAGAAAAAAACTAAAGTTAACCCTCTTGACCAATCTGACCAAATTTATATTTTAAAGAATTTCCAAGACCAACTTCTACAAAAAGTAGTATTAAGAGGTATTCAAGGTATTAATAAAGTAATTCTTAGAAAAGTTTTAGATAACGTTGTCGAAATTAATGGTGTATATAAAAAACAAGACATTTGGGTTCTTGATACAGTTGGAACAAATTTATTAGATGTTTTAGGTCTTGATTATATTGACAATACTAGAACATTAAGTAATGATATTATGGAAATATATAATGTTCTTGGCATTGAAGCTGCTAGACAGACTATTTATAACGAATTAGTTGAAGTAGTCGAATTTGATGGAACTTATATTAATTATCATAACTATAGCGTTCTTGTTGATAGAATGACATTTACTCATAAATTGATATCTATATTTAGACATGGAATTAACAATGATAATATTGGACCAATTGCCAAAGCTTCATTTGAAGAGACACCTGAGATGTTTTTAAAAGCTGCTAGACATGCCGAACTAGATACTTTGAGGGGTGTATCCGCTAATGTTATGTGTGGCCAAGAAGGTCATTTCGGAACAGCATCATTCCAAGTCGTTTTAGATATTGATGAGATGCAAAAGCTTGAAGCATCTAATGAGTATGTATATGTTGACGCTAATGAAGAAATTGAGAAATTCTTTGGAGATGCGGAAAATCCCGATGATCCTTGTGGACCAAATAAAATCGCTATACAAAATAATGTAATTACAATCAAAGATGAAGATATGGGTAAAGATAATTCTTATAATCCAGGATTTTAAATATTTTAAAAATTATAATATTGAACCAAAAATAAAAATAGACATATATAAATTATATATTATTTCAAATAATTTGTAAATAATTTTTTTCCACTATTTTTAAAGTAAATATATTTTTCAAATGTATAAAGATACTATATATTATATTTATATATATTATATACGTAATGTTAAATTTTTTTTTATTATTAAAAGTATATCTTTTATTTTATGAATTTATTAGTTTATATAATGTAAACGCATATAAATATAATAATGACTACAAAATGTATATATATAATTATAATAATACAAATATGTTACATAGTACGTATTTTAATGATAAAATTAATATTTATAAATATACTAATGGTAATAAACAAGATAATAATGAAGTAAATGATAATAGTAGCGAAAATAGTAGCGAAAATAGTAGTGATAATAGTAGTGATAATAGTAGTGATAATAGTAGTGATAATAGTAGCGAAAATAGTAGTGATAATAGTAGTGATAATAGTAGCGAAAATAGTAGCGAAAATAGTAGTGATAATAGTAGTGATAATAGTAGTGATAATAGTAGTGATAATAGTAGTGATAATAGTAGTGATAATAGTAGTGATAATAGTAGCACTAAGAATAATGATGATGATAATACATCACAAAATAGTGTTAATAATTACTATTTATATAGTCCAACACTTGAACCTACATTTGAACCATCATTTATTCCAACAAATAAACCTACACTTAAACCAACACTACAACCAACACTACAACCAACACTTGAACCAACACTTGAACCAACACTACAACCAACACTTGAACCATCATTTATTCCAACAAATGAACCAACACTTGAACCATCATTTATTCCAACAAATAAACCAACACTTGAACCAACACTACAACCAACACTACAACCAACACTTGAACCAACATTTATTCCAACAAATAAACCAACACTACAACCAACACTTGAACCATCATTTATTCCAACACTTGAACCAACATTTATTCCAACACTTCAACCATCATTTATTCCAACAAATAAACCAATACTACAACCAACACTACAACCAACACTATAACCAACACTACAACCAACACTACAACCAACATTTATTCCAACAAATAAACCAACACTACAACCAACACTTGAACCAACATTTATTCCAACACTTGAACCAACATTTATTCCAACACTTCAACCATCATTTATTCCAACACTACAACCAACACTACAACCAACATTTGAACCTATATTAGGTCCAACTATAGGTCCAACTATTGAACCATCATTTGAATCAATATTTGTTCCAACAAACTCTACAGCAGAAATAAATTCAGTTATTGACAAATCAAAAAACTCAGTAACAAACTTAATGTCATATATTAACTTTATTTTAGTATTAAGTATCTTTTTTATTTGTTGTCTTGGAATATGTATCACATTATTTTGTAAAAAATACATTTATTCTACATCAGAATATGAAAATCCACTATATAAAATAAAAAAATATGATGATAGTAAATTAGAAAAAATGTTAAGGTTATAAAAATATAAAATAATATAAATACAAATAATTATATTATTTATTAATAAATGACGACTTTTTGTAAAATCGTAAATAAAGTAATAAAATTAGATAATAATATTTTTGAAATAAAACATTATGAAAATGATAATATATCAGGAATATATAAATTTTATTTTAATTATTTATGTAACAATTTATTAAAAAATTATAAAAAGTTTCAGTTTATTGAAGAAACAATGAATAATTTTTATTTTTCACAAAAACAAAACGAAAAAGAAGAATTATTTAATTTATTTTGTAAAATACAAAGTATATATCATAAACTGAATAGATTTGTGTTTTTATGTAAATATAAAAGATCTAAATTAATTGTTGATAATGATTTACAACTTAACCAAATAAAAAAAAACCAACAGAATATTATATGTATATATCATATTAATTCAAAATATTTATTCAAAATTGATGAATTGCTTAAGATTATTTATATCTCATTAACAAATAATTTTTCGTTCTTTTCCGAACCTATTTCTATAAAAAATCCTTACAACAATATTCCATTTGGCAAATCCATCTTATATTTTATTTATACTTGTTTGATTTTAAACACTAAAATTATGTTCATAAAATCTGAATATCTTGATGTATTTCTTAAATTTAAAAAATGTAATTTTGACATAACTATGTTTGTTGATAATTATGAATATATTTTACGAGAATATAGTTTCCAAAATTATTTAAATAATTCTACAAAAAAAACTATTTTAGACGATATTAAATTAATGATTGATTCATTTAACATGAATTTTTCAAATCAAAATCAAAAAATAAAAATAGATGAAGAATTTCCTGAAAATATTCTTATTAAAGTCATGAAACCATATTTGTATTTATATTTGGTATATAATTATTCTTTAGTTCAAAAAAATAAAATAAGAGCTAAAAACAATTTTTATAATAAAATGAATAAATTTCAACAATTTAATCCACATTTTGGTAAAAAAATTATCATATTAAAAGATATTATTAAAAATGGAAAAATAAAAAAAATTAAATCACATATTGAGTTTGATATAAAACATAAAAAATTTAATACATACGAAAGTAAAAGTTTCATGTTGAATCACTTATCATATAAATATGAAATATATAGTGACGAAGAAAGCGACAATACCGATGAATATTATGTAACTGAAGAACAATATGAATTAGGAAATATAATTGAAGATGAAGAAGAAAGTGATATAACTGAAGACGAACATGAAATAGTAAATGAGGAATTCGAATATTATGAAGAAAATAATGATGATGATTCAATAAGTTAATCTTCTTTTGTTGATGAACTATCAACGATTAAAAATTTCTGTTTTCGAATATTTGTCTTTTTTTTTGTTTTATTTTTTGTTTCGCCTTTAATTCTAACTTTTTTGGATGGTTTTGTTTTGTTTATAATTTGTTTCTCTGATGAAACTGGAGTAGTTTCTTTGCGTATTATTTTACTTTTAACGCGTTGTACTTCATTTTCTTCACTCTCACGCTCAATTAATAAGGGTTTTTTCTTTTTATAAATAGTTTTAGTTGGCATTGTAAATTTATCAAGATAATCTTCAATATCCATTTTATTTCTTATAGATTCTTCAATATTTCCAATACATTCTTCATTTATTTCTTTAAGAGAAATAAAAACTTCACCTTTATTCGATTTTATAATTTTAAAGTTAGGAACATTCTCTGCTCTAAATCCAGGTAAAACAACAAAAGCAAATTTATCATCTTCATCACCATAACCAACAAATAAATGTTTTTCGTATTTAGTTTGTAATATAAATTTTTGACAAATAAATATCGTCGGAATTTTATATTTATTAACAAGTAACCATAAATCAAATGTTGTCAAAAAATAGTTATCAGTATAAATAAAACTGGAAAACGATAATACATCAGAATGAACTTGGTCACCTAATGTTTTCTTTCCTTCAATAATTAAAATATCAACGATTTTATCTTTATATTTTTCAAGATATTTTTTATATTCATTATATAATTCATTTTTAATATGATTAATAGTAATTTTTTCTTTTGTTTTTCTTTCTATAAGATCAATTATAAAATTAAATGTACAAAAGTTATATTTACTATATTCCGTTTCGATAAAATTACGCGGAAAGCATTTTTTCCAAACACTTGATCTAATATGGTCATTGTCAACTTTATCACATATTAATTCATTTTTTCTTCCAATAGCCTTATCAAGTGAAGAAAAATTATTGTCATATAATTGTGTCATGATTGGTTGTGTTTCATCATAAGAATTATATTTAACATAATTATTTGTAACCACAGGAATTAAATTATCAAAATAATCCTGTGTTAATGACGATTGTATCAATATTATTTCATTGTCTCTTAAATTATACCCAACGTTACTAAATGATAAATAAATTTGTGGTTGTAACATAAATGACTTAATTCGATTATATCTAATTAATTCATCTGCCATTCTACCAAAGTAAATGGTCTCATTTTCTTTGTCTGTTATTAAATTTTTCTCTGGTAAAATCATATTACAATTTCCATTTTCCGAAACAACACATAAATTAGGTGTAGATTTACATTTATTATCGTCTTTCACAATACAAGTAGAAACTTCATTAATAAGTTTATAATAATTTTTATCACCAACAAATTGAATTTTATCACCTACAAGCTGTTTTAATAGTCTGTTAATATTTGATAGTTTATCAGAATAAATTATATATTCTTTTAACATTTCTGATTCGATTTTTTCTCTTGTTTTAATATTTTCATACTTATTCAACAAAATTCTAATAGTATTTCTAAAAATATTATAGAAACTAGTTTCTAACTTAATTTTTTTTATATAATCTTCTCTCTCAACATCAACAACATTTTGAGTTATAATTTGAGTATCACTTTGAACCAATGGTCTTTTCTTTACATTAACAATATAATCATTATCAGTGATTGATGGCAAATCTAATTCGGGTTCAATTTCATCAACTCTAATGGGCTCAGAAATTTGTATAAATTGATTTGTATCAGTTAGTATACCCACAACCATTTCATCCTCAACAATTTTAAATTCTGGTTTACAAGGAATAGATGCTTCGTCTCTTCTCTTTTTACTTCTCTTATATAATCTATTTAAAAATTGTAATGTTAAATCATATGTATTCCATAATGACTCATCATTCATAAAAACAAAATCTAAATCTTTCTTTAAATTTTCATTATATGCTGAAGGATAACACGGAATAAAACCAGTTCTCTCAGAAACTCCTGGTTCTTCAGCAATAACACCAATAATTTTATTATTAAAATTCATTACTAATTTCTTAATATTATATTCATATTCATCTAATTTTTGAACTAAATTGTATAAAAGTAATGGTCGTTTAGCTTTGTAAATATTTGGCATACTTTCTAATGGTCTACATATTAACTCAAAAAACGGTTTAATGAGTTCTTTGAATACTGCTCTCATTGTTTTTGATAAGTGTGGGTCATGTTCCTTAAATTCTTTTGTTATGTTTAGTTTTTTACTGGTACTTAAATAAGAATATATAGGCTCGTAATAACCATCTTCTTTTATTAATAATATTGAAGGCTTTCTTGCTTCATAAAATTCATTGGAATAATGATTTGTTGGACATAGAAGCTGAACATTATTTGTTATATCATCATGAGGCAATTGAAAAATGATTAGATTAACACCATTTGGAAATAAATATTTGTTAGGCATTGAAATTATATCCCATAAATACGTATGATCTATAATAGATTCATCGTCTTTTAAAAATGATATGAAATTTTGAAATGCAGATATTACTTTTGTGAAATATGTTTTTTCTTCCTCTTTACTTAAATCAATCTTTGAATATAATTTTGATTTTTGATATTTTGTTGGGTCTACATTTATATCAGGATTGTAAAAATCAGTTACTAAATTACCGTTTTGATATTTAATAAAAGAATCAATATTAATTGATTTAATAATTCTTTCTCTCATTTCTTTAATACTTAACACCTTTGCTTCCTTTGTTGTTAATCTATTTTCAACATCAATTATTCTTTTTCCGAAAAATATTTCATCTGAAATAGCTGCTATAAATGATTGTCTTTTATCAACTTCAACACCGTGTCTTAATAAACAAGGATGGTTTTCTTTTATATTTGTATTAGTTTTACTCACTTGACAATCAGCATTAACTTCATGTAAAATTGTTTGTATTTCGGCTGGCAAATAACCCCAACGTCCAATATTTAACGGAAATTTATCTGGACCTAAAACATAATCATCTTCTTTTGTTGGAATATTTTGTTCATCTTGTTTTTTTTCTTTTTCTAAACAACTTTGTTTTGCTTTTATTCTTCCTTCAGTATTATAATTTTTAAAACAACAAGGTAAACATAATCCTTTTGGGTGTTTATTTGGTATTAAACCAGGATAAGCTTTATCATTAAACTCGTAAATATAGTATCCAGGTTTTACAACTTTATCTTTTTTCGATAAAACCTTACCACAAGAAGGTCCTTTTATAGGTTTATGAACTTTTTCACCTTTTTCAATTTTAATGTCAGCTGGATCAATAAATGTATTATTTTTCAAACACCAATATCGTGGACAAATATAATTAAATTGGTGTTTTGAATCAGAACCATATTTAATTACATCCTCTTCTTTCAAAAAACCAGGATGTTCTTTATTTATTTTATCTAATTGAGAATCTGTTAATATTACAGGTTGTCTACGTTTATCAGACAAACAAGTTCTAGAATAACCATTGTATTCCTTTGTATCTTCTTTAACAATTAAAATAGGGTCTTTTTCTTCAATTTGAGTTTGAAAATAATATGGTTTATTTAATTTTGTATAGTCCCATTTTTTTCTTAATAATTCTTCATCAGGTTCTTCTTCAACTGGTTGCTCATCTTCATCAGGTTCTTCTTCAACTGGTTGATCAACTTCATCAGATTCTTCAACTTCATCAGATTCTTCAACTTCATCAGATTCTTCAACTTCATCAGATTCTTCAACTTCATCAGGTTGTTCTTCATCTTCATCTTGTTCTTTATCTTCATCAGGTTGTTCTTCATCAGGTTCTTGATCTTGTTCTTCATCTTCATCTTGTTCTTCAGATATGCTTTTAATTGAAGATAAAGATTTTATACTTTCTTCAGGTATAGACTTATCAACTGAAGATGTTTTTTCACTTGGTATAGATTCCTCAGATGAAGATTCTTGAGGTGATGAAATATTTATTTGAACATTAGGATTAGTTTCCTTTTTACTATCAGTTTTTGGAACCAAAGGAGAAGACATATTCTCAGATGATATAGATTCCTCAGATGAATCAGTTTCGCCTCCTTTAAAGTCTTTTTTATCACCTCCTTCAGATTCATAACTTTCATCTGAGTCATCTTCATCAAAAAGTAAATTAAAAGCACCTTTTGGTTTTTCTTTTTCGGCTTCAGAATATTTAATATAATTAATACTTTCATCATCTTCCTCATCTTCTTCACTTGATAATTCAGTAGAAGACGTTATATCATCAATAAAAACATCACTTGTCTCTTTTACACTACATATTTTATTTATTTCAGATACCGGATAATTAGTAGAAGTTTTATCTTGTGTAATACGTACTATTGTATCCAAATAAATTGGTAAGGTGAATAAATAATTAATATTATTTATATTTTCAGTAGTTATTTTTAATAAAGATGTTTTTAAATCCAAAAAAATTTCAGTTTTAAATCCAGGGTTTTCTTTTATTTTAATATCAGATTTTCTAATACCCTTCTCAACTTGTAATTCATTAGCAACTTTAGAAACAAGTTCTGTTGCTTCTTCATGTGTCAAATCAGAAAAATTTTCAAGTAATGATTGTATAATATCTCTACCTCTTAATCCTTGTTCGGCCTTTTCAAGAATAAATGCTTCTTGGCTTGTAAACTTACTGAAATTAGAAATACGTTTATAACGTAAAAGTATTTTATCAGGTTTTAATCTATTAGTCTCATTAACAAATACACTATTTATACATCCAGTATAATTTTTAAAATCAAACATTTTTTTAACATTAATTTGCGATTCATATGTCATTTGTTTAATTTCAATATTTTCATCACTTAAACTATTAAATAAACTTAATTTATATCCACTTTGCTCAAGAAAAGATTTTATTTCTTGAATAACGGGATTTATATTGGATTTAAAAATTTCATTAATTTCTGAAACATCAACAAGTTTGTTAAATTCTCCTGATATTGTAATGTAACCTTCATCATCAAACTCACAATTTAAAATAACTTTATCATGGGTTTCAATATAAACAGAAACTGATTTAGAGCGTCCAATAGATTTCATAAGTTTAAATATAGAAGCCTTTTTAAGATAAGGTATTTTGCGTCCATCGGTTGAAATTTTATCAGCATAAAGTCTGTATATGTTTTCCTGTCTTGATGATGGATTATATTTAATAAATGGGTTAGTTTCATTTGCGTGAACAACCTTAAAAATAATTTCAAGTGGTATCTTAATATCAAAATCTGGCTTCATAATAGCTTTAATATATTTAATACCTCTATTTACATAATTTAATTCATTTTTTCTTGCGTCATATACATCATAAAACATATCAATAGTCTTAAATGAATCAAGAATTTTTTCATTATATAATTTTTTATTTCCTTCAATTATTTTTTCTTGGTTTCTCTCCAAATCTTCGAGAGAATTTATATTTTTATTATAAAGAAATGGGTAATATATTTTTAATGTGGTTTGCTGAGATATATCCTTATTTTCTACATAACTTAATACATCTTGTGCCAAACATAAATAAATACTATTATCAATAATCTCACCAGAATTAAGTAATAAATGATTGTTAAGTGTTGTCAATGATTTACGTGCGTTTTTTTCAAAAAATTTATCATATTCTTTAACATCAAATGGATTACAAACAAAAGGATATTCATTTTCGACAATAAAAAATTTCTGGCCTAAAACTTTGTTAATAATATATTCTTTATTATCAAGCTTCATTTCAAAAATATTTTCATATGAATAAATTTCTTTATCTTGGGGTTCAGGAAATAAATTACCTTCTAAATCAGAATTTATATTTTGGATAAATTGTTCTAATCGAATTTTTGTTAATGCTATTTTTTTATTTTGTGTTAATGACTGATACACAGCTATGGAATTTAGTTTTTCAACTTTTTTACAAAATAAGTATAATTCTTCTATTGAAACCTTTTTTTTCATTTCAGTAAGTATCTTAATTTTAATTGTAGCAATTGAATCATCTGGATGGATTCTTTGTTCACTGAAAATTATTTTAGTATTATGTTTTTTTATATCATCATACTCTTTATCTGTAAATATTTGTTTAATAACTTTATCTTCACTCATATCTTTTTCTTTTCTTCCATAAAACACATAAATAGTATCGATTTTGTCATTTACTAGTTTTTTAACCTTATAAACTATCTTATCTAAAGGTTTGTCTATTGATTTTATTGAACTAATACTTGAAGATATTGATTGTGACATATATATAATTAAATTATTATTTTTAATTTAGTTTATATAATTAAATTAAAAATAATTAAATCTTATTAATATGTGTAGGTAAACCGTGTCCAAATAAAATCATATATATCAATGCTATTGCACCAGCCAAAAAACTTCTATTTAAAGCCATACGTTGTGATTGCTTCAAAACAAATTTCATTATTACATAAAGAATTATAGTAATAATTAACGCATGAAAAAGATGATTAAAAACTTCTTCCATTATATATTATCAATAGAAAAAATTATACTAAATCATAATATGGATTGTCATTAATTGTCATACCACAATATTCTTCTGGGTATTTTTTGTAATCAACTGGTGAATAAATTCCAGCTTCTTTTGCATTTTGTAAAATCCATTTAAAATTTTCCCAAAATTCTTGTTTATGTCCGATAGATTCGGTTGCTATATGAGACAATTCATGAAGTGCTACAAATGTTAGTGTATTTATATCAATTAATTTAGAACCATTCTTAGATTTATTTAAACAAAATGCGATTTTTTCACCTTTATTTTCACTGAATGCTGTTAATTCACTTGTTGGTAAAGTTTCACTTATTTTTTTGGGATTATACCCTTTAACTAATCTAATTGTTCGTGGGTCTTCTGGTTCTTTTATTTCTATAAAAGCAACTGTGTCATTCATTTTTTGTGTAACATCTGCTAAAAGATTCGCTGCTAATTCCATTTTTGCCCTTTCCCTCACACAATAACGATTTCCATCTTTTGAAGCAATAATACACTTTAAATCAAAAGCGTCAGATTGATAATAAATTATTAGACACAAAAATAATACAAATGCTAAGAATATATAAAAAATTATATTATGTTTTTTCATATATTAATATTATAAAATATTTATATTCAAATATTTTATGAAAAATTTATATTTAAAATTGATTTAAAGTGTAATTTAAAATAATTAACAATGAAAATGCTAACATTTGATAGTCATTTAAAATCAAAATTTTGGTCATCTAAAAATACTTTAAAGCCGAATGAGATAGCATTGAATTCACATAAGAAATTCTGGTTTGATTGTGATTGTGGACATCAATTCGATATTCAATTAAATAATGTTAATATTGGTAGATGGTGTCCATTTTGTGCTAATAAAAAATTATGTAGTTCCACAAAAAAATGTAAAATATGTTTTAATAAATGTTTTGCTTCTGTTGAATATTCTGAAAACTGGTCTAATAAAAATGAAGATTTGCCAGAAGAATTATTTAAAAATTCACATAAAGAATATTTATTTGATTGTCCTGAGTGTAAACATACATTTAAACAAAAAATAAGCCGTATAACGAGAGGAAATACTTGTAATTATTGTCATAATCTTATAATGTGTTCACGAGATGAAAATTGTTTTAGTTGTGTTAATAAATCATTTGCTTCTGTAGAGAGAAGTAAAAATTGGTCATGTAAAAATAAAAAGAAACCTATAGAAGTCTTTAAAAGTAGTGCTGAAAAATTTTGGTTTAATTGTCATAAATGTAAAAATGAATTTGAAAGTAGAGCATCTCATATTACAGATGGTTCTTGGTGTCCGAATTGTAGATATAAAACAGAGGATAAATTATATAAAATATTAAGTGAAAAATATCCATCATTAAAAACTCAGTATAAGGTTGATTGGTGTAAAGATAAGAAACATTTACCTTTTGATTTTGTAATTGAAGAGAGAAAGGTAATCGTGGAACAAGATGGAGTTCAACATTGGAAACAAGTTGCTAAATGGAAAACACCAGAACATAATAGAAAGAAGGATTTATATAAAATGACATGTGCTAATGAAAACGGTTTTTCTATAATAAGAATATTACAGGAAGATGTATTTAAAAATAAATATGATTGGTTAAGTGAATTATGTGAAAATATAGAGAAAATTACAAATGAAAACAGAGTTCAAAATATTTATATGTGTAAAAATAATGAATATAAAGATTTTGATATTATTTGAGACTTATGATACCATAATTTTTATTTTTTCTATAAATAATTATTGAGGACCACTGCCAATTTCTAGCGGCGGCCTAAGGAAATCAGGTTGTATTGTACTAGAATTCCAGGGTCCCACATTTAATTGTGGGTTAGGTGGTTCAGAACGAATTTGAAGGTTAGCATTTCTCAATGATTGTCCGACAGTATCAATACCGATATGGTAGCCAGACTTTAACAAATTAACGTTAGCAAGTTCGCCCTTACCAGAAGGGTTTAATTGAGCCCATTGGGAGTTGGTATCCTTAGGCAAAAGTTCAGCAGGATTTTGAACATTAGGATTAGAACAAGAAGAAGGGATACCAGGCATAGAAGTTTGAGCACCATTAGCAGAAGCAAATACTTCATTATGACCTAAAGATTCTGAAGGACGAACGGCGGCAGAATAAGCAGCATTGGTATTTTTATACTGGGTTTGCATTTGAGAGTTAGATTCATGTCCAGACATTCCTTTGGCACCTAAATAACCAGCGAATGCATATACAACATATGCTAAAATTAGTAAAATAATTATGGCTCCAATTCCGTAGTCATTCCATAGTTTCTTTAAAGAGACACTCATTATATAAAATTAATGATAAAATAATTTTATGATTAATATTAATTATCCTAAAATATTCTTTTCTTAAAGACCTTCCAATTCACTCTCTGAAGCTTCATCGATTTCAGCATCAAAATCACTATCACTATCATTAATATTTTCAATCATATATGTTTTCTTAATATTCTTTGCTTCTAAATAAGCTAAAATAGCACTCCTTTTTGCTTGTTTTGCTTTATTTCTTGCTTCCTTATATAATTCAAAATAAACTTGATTTGGTTTTTTTAATGTTATGGATGTATCATTTTTCTCTAAATTCAAATCGTTATTATTTATTTCTTTTAAATCATCATTGTTTTGCTCAATATCTTCCATTAAGTCTTCAAATTCAATAGATATGTTTTCTTCTTTTTCTTCTTTTTTTTCATTTGTTTGTAAAATATCTATCGGTTCGATTTCTTCTAAAGTTTCTAAAGTATCTAAAGTTTCTAAAGTATCTGGATTATCTAAAGTATCTAAAGTATCTGGATTATCTAAAGTATTCGGTTCATTTTTTTCTTCAATTTGTTCTTCATTGTTATTTTCTTCTATTAAATTATTTGATAGAGACTGTTCAACAGTAAAATCTTCTTTTACATCATGTTGTTGTTCATCCGCAAAAGTTTCTTGTAAATCAACTGGTGGTATAATTTCTTCTAAAGTTTTATCATTTTTTTTATTTGTTTTAATTAAGCAGTTATCAAATATTGGCTCATTATCTAAAACCATAATTTGTTTCAATTCAATTTCAATTTGGAAATTTCTCGATGTAAATTTTATACCTTGTATGTCTAAAATAGATATAATCTCAGTTTCAGGAGTTACATCATTTATATTTAACATGATTTCTTTTTCGTTATAAATTTTAACAGCTGGAATATCGTCTTTATTATTTTTAATGTTAGTTCTCAATAAACAATACTTGCCAGATTTATAAACTCTAATCAATGGTGTAAAGGCTGTTTCAATATCAGATTCCTCTAAATTACCTTGAAACCAATCATCTTTTTTTTCATAAATAAGTTTATGACATTTTTCTTCTAGATTTTCAAACCACTGAATAATGGTTTCTGAATTTTTATCAAACATTAAATCACAATAATATTTTTTACCACTTTTAACAACTCCTTGTCTTGTTAAACTTTTAAAAGTTTGTATATATAATGGTTTATTATTTAATTCGATTTTTGTAAAATATGCGCCACCTTGAATGCCAACGGGATGTGCTAAAGAAAGTTTTGAAAAGTCAAACGATTCATTTGGTTCAATTATATTTTCCATATTACTCAAAATACAGAAAAATAAAAATTTTTTAACACGCAAAATTATTCTATTAATTCTCTTTAAGATAAGTATGAAGGATTCAATTGTTCAACAATGTTTAGATATATTAAAAAGAGAAGACATAAAAAATGAATTTAAAATATTATTAAAACCTGTTATGAATTTTATTTTGTATGAAATAAATCCATATATTTACATTATTATGTCACTTGTATTTTTAATATTTATAATGATATTAGCAATTCTTATAATTTTAATTCTAATAATACGAAACAAAGAAGTTTTTAATAAATAAATTTGTGTTAAACTTTGCGGAAGAATTTTAGGCAAATATTTTTATTCTCACCAGACTATATAATGGCAAGACATAGTCGCATGCATACTCGCAAACATGGAAGTCGTAAACATGAAAGTCGTAAACATGGCAGTCGTAAACATGGCAGTAGAAAACATAGAAGTCGTAAAATGAGAGGTGGTTCATATACAGATGCAGCAAGTTATGGAATGTATGTTAATGGTACAACTGGTTCTCAATGGGCCAGAACTATGGATCAAACAGGACCTTATGGTCAAGTTCCTGGAAACACTATTATCGGTGCTCAAGGACAAAATGTTACACCAACATCTCAAATGCCTACCAGTAATAACTTAAAATTAATTCAATCAGCAGGACGTAAACATAAACGTGGAAATAAACGCGGAGGATTTATAGGTGAAGTTGTTAACCAAGCTATTGTCCCCTTTGCTCTTTTAGGCGCTCAACAAAGTTATGGACGTAAGAGAAAAACAAGAACAAATAGAAGACATTAATTTTTAATATTATTTATATGTATATAAATGTATATATATAAACAATTTCGTGAATACAAACCCCTTAGTGAAATGGAGGGTATACAATGGTTTTCTCAAATTAAAAATTATGGAGAAACATATGGTCCTATCTTAAAAAAATATAAATTTATAAAAGATCCTCGTCTTTTAGATATTGGTAATGCTAATATTCGTCAACAAATAGTAGATACAATTAACAAACAAGACCCTGAGTCAAAAATAGAATATTATAGTGATCCTAATAACCAATACTCCGGTGGAAGAGACAATTATAAATATCATAGTTTACTTAAAAAATATTTTAGTGATTATGATGGAACAATAATAGATTCTAATAAATTAGAGGGGAATGATAAATATACAGTCGAAGATTTAGATGGACCTACTGAAATAGTATTATGGAAAGATTTTACTACTTTATTAGAAGAAGTGAATGACATTGCTCAAACTTCAGGTAGTCAGTTACGTAGAAGAAAAAATAAAACGAAAAATAAAACGAAAAATAAAACGAAAAATAAAACGAAAAATAAAAAGTCTAGAAAAAAATTTAGAAAATATAAATAGAAATTATATTAAAGTTATTTAAATATAATTAAAATATGAGTTTTGATAATAAAATTCAACAATGGGTTCAAATTGATAATCAAATTAAAAAACTTAATGAACAAGCAAAGCAATTGAGAGAACAAAGAAATACACTTGAAACAAATTTAACAAATTATGCAAAGTCTAATAATATATCTAATACAACAATTAAAGTTAATAACGATAAACTTAAATTTACTGATACAAAAGTACCTGAACCATTAACTTTTAAATATTTAGAGAAAACACTTGGAGAGATTATAAAAAATGAATCTCAAGTTAAGGTTATTATGGATCATATAAAACAAAAACGTTCCGTAAAAATAGTGCCTGAAATAAAGCGGTTTTATAATAATTAAATTATATATCAAGTATTTATATGAGTGAATTGGATTATATTGGTGCAGGTGAATTAGTTTTTAATAATGATATTGAAGGAGGTATTCATTCTGGAGGATTTAGTGTTAATTCTATTATGTTGAAAAATGGTATGTCTCCAATTATGACATTTAATACTGAACAAACTGGTGGAAAATTAGATAAAGTTTCTGATTTATTTAATGATCTTGTTGTGCCTAATTGGGCATTATCATATAACAATCGTATTATTGATGGAAAATATAAAGAAATTGAGCATAACGACTCTGATAGCGATGATGATGTTATAGAAGATGATTTACACGAAAAATTGTTGGGGCTTGTTAAAGAGCATAATGTTAAAGCAAAATCAACAAAAAAGAAAACTACCAGGAAAAATAAAAAATCTTCTAAAAAAAATACAAAAAGAAATAGGTAAAATATAATATTTATATTAAATTATTATTTTAATATAAATAATGGTTTTTGGATTTTATAAACATTATTATGATGATTATTATGATGATTATTATGATGATTATTATGATGATTATAAAGAGTGTTTTATATGTTTTGATTATAAAACTGATTTTGAAAAAAAAACTACAAGTTTACAAAAACAGCAATTATATTTTAGTAATTGTAATTGTGATATAGCTATTCATAATGCTTGTTTGAAAAATTGGATTTATCACAATAAATCATGTCCACTTTGTAGAAATAATATTGTAGAATATAATATTGTAGAACATGATATTGTAGAACATGATATTGTAGAAAATAATGATATCATGATATTTAAATTTTACTGTTCACCTTGGGGGATAAATTTTTATTTATTTACTAAAAAAATATCTATTTATGTGTTTAAATTTTTATTTATTATTTCAGTTTTTTATTTAATGATAGAACTATATTTAACTACAGCTAAGTCTTGTTACATACAATATGAACCTACACCTATTTTATAAGAAGAATTTTATTTTACACCTTTGAACATTTAAAACACCGACTTTTTGCATTTTGATAAAATTTATTAATGTATAATTATAAAACTTTGAGAAATAAACAATATTATAAATATGAATAAATAAAATGTTTATTATTTTTTATAATATTTTCATCTTTTAATTCTATAATTTCATTTTCTTTTATTTTTCTATCTATAAAATTTTTTATATCGGAATAGTCGTAATCGTCAAATATTATAATGCCTTTGCTTGTAACTAATTTTTTACTATTTATATAATCTTGTGAAAATATATTTTCTGTATGCCCTCCATCTAAATGTATTAAATCATATGAATTTATATTATTTTGATTAACGCGAATATACTCAGATATTGTTTCAACGGAATTACCGAATATAATATTTATTTTCGTATGAGGAAATTGTTTTTTAATATAATTTAATGTAGGTAATGTATATTTATGATTCCCTAAATCAAATAGTAAATATTCAGCCATAGGGTTGATAAGTAACATCAGTAATAAACTATGACAAGCATTCACACCGATTTCTATTATTTTTTTTTTATTTTTACATAAATATTGTAAATTTTTAATTTTACTTTCATTCTGAGTAATAATATAATTATCTGGTCTTATATCACATATTAAATTACCTTCAACGCGTTCACCAATATCTTTTAAAATTTTAGTAATATTTTTTAGATGTATATTATTTAAAATCAAATTAATAGACATTTATAATTATAAATATTTTTTTTTATTATTTTAAACTTATTATTATTACTACAAATAAATCGGCGTTTTAAATGTTCAAATGTGTAATTATATAAATACAATAATATTATCATAATAATATTATAAAATATCAATAATTTTTATTAGATTTCACCCCATGTATTATTATTAAATGGTGAAACTAATATTTCATCTAATTTAGTTTTCATTAAATCAACTTTCTTTTGGAAAGCAATATCCTGTGGAGTTTCTGGATAAGGTGATGAAGTTTTCATTAGTTCTTCTTCGTCTGAAGTTATTTTTGGCTTATATCCATAACAATTTACACCAAATTTAACGTTAGGATTTGCTATATAACCGCCATTTACACCAGTTCTTCCGCAATCATTCTCATGACCAGGAATAGTTTGTAGAGTATCATATGTTTTCTTTTGAGTTGGAAATAAAGCTAATTGATTGTCTGACCATCCATAATTACACCATTCAGCACCATTATTATAAGATTTTTCTATTTGGTCATAAGATGCTAATTCAGCACCATAAGCAGTACATAATGCTTTGGCATTATCATAAGTATAATAATTACCTGGAATATTAAATACTTGCTTTTTAAATTTTATTTCAGGAACAGGTGTTGGCTGGTATGTACTTTGATCAACTACTATATCGACTGTAGTTTTTGGTGTAAATAAACCTTGAACATAAGCTGTCACATTTATACTAAAAAAGTATTGTAAAGCATTTACTAAAATTAAAATTACTAAAATAATAATAATGATTACTACAAATATACCACCACCTTTCGATTCTTCACTAGTTCCTAAATTACCATTTCCTAAAGATGATGAAAAAGCATAGTATGATACAACAGTTAGAATTATTATAATAAATACCATTGGATTCAATATAAAATTATTCAAATTATTATACATATTAACTGGATCAGTTGTTGTTGTTGTATTTACTACTTCCATTTATAATATATAAATAGTTAAAAAAATTAAAAGTTATGTTTTTATAGCTTTTTCCTGTAAAATAATACATATGCTTTTGGAGAAACAATTGATTCGTTTATTCCAACCTCTGTAACAGATGTATCATTATAGTGATACCATTTTCCATTCGCATTTTTAACGTATGAAGTATAATGGCCTCCCATTACACCACCACTATGATTACAAACCCCATATAATTCATACTTAAAATTTTGCTTTTTATATCCAATAACATAATCTGATAAATCCAAATCATCCAGAGGAAATGTTACATAAATTTGATTTTTTTGAAAACGATTATTAAATCTTTTTAAATCAATTGCCAAAATATTTGGAAATGACCAAAATAATATTTTTTTTCTAATGTCTATCTTTTCTTTGGTTTCTTCATCTGTATAATCTTGTATTATCTCTCCTTCAACATAATGATTAAAGCAGTCAATTAATGAAGGTGATTTATTGTTGGATGGAATAGGCAAATCTACCATAAAAAATGGTTCTGGATTCATACTTAAAACCTTTCCGTTATCAAGTCTTGTAATTTCTGAAACATTTACAGCGTAAAATAGATTCCAAATTTCCGAATAATCTTTTGAATACGTGTTTTTTACCATTTCAAAACATTTCATGGCAAGATTATCTGTATCACTTTGTGGATTTCCTGAAATTGTTATAGTTATTTCTCTTGAAATAGATGTATGAAAACAATCTATTAAAAATAATAAAAATTCTGATACATCATTTTGTGAATATCCTGTAAATATTTCCATATTTTTTAATTTTGCTACTTTTTGAATTGTAGATATAAATTTACCAGGCGAAATAACACAATTGTTATTCCATAAAATTTTTCTTAAATTATCCCATTCAATAAGCAAAGCTGAATCATATTTATTTTTTAATTTATTTTTATATGATTCATTATCTAAAAAATTATTAAGTTCGTAAGTGTGTGATAAAACTTGAATACATGAATTTATAAAACAAGTATTTCCAAGATTAGCTAAGCCACTTAAACCTTTATTTTTATATTTTGTCACGTCCATTTAATATTATATAATTATATATTTTATATTTAAACATATTTCATAATATATATATATATTATGGATAATAACTATGATGTTTTTACTTCAAATAATCGAATTATATTTTTATCGCATATTTTAAATAATATGTATAATGATAATCTCGCACAAATTAATACACTAATTGAAAGTATACAAAATTTAAACAATTCAAATGACCAAATTCGAAACACGTTAGTGCAATTATTAAATATAAATCAAGAAAACAGAAACAATCCACGTAATTATTCTAGAGGATTTAACAGCAATTCAAATAATTTTGATAATAATTTACCAAATGATAATACATCAAGTATAAGTTATTTAATTAATGAATATACTATTCCTATTAATAGAAATAGAAATACAAATAATAATAGGAATAGAAATACAAATAGAAATACTAATAATATTAGAAATAATATTAGAAATACTAATACAAATAGACTTTTTCCAACGCAAACCATAATGGATTCTTATAATATATTAGAGACTCTTTTTCAGCCAGTTCAAATATATCCAACACAATCTCAAATTGAAGCTGCTACCAGAAGAGTTAGATATTGTGATATTGCTAGACCAATAAATATGTCTTGTCCTATTTCAATGGATGAATTTAATGATAATGATATGGTTACTGTTATCAGACAATGTGGACATATATTTCACAATGAACATATTATGAATTGGTTCAGAAGTAATTGTCGTTGCCCAGTATGTAGATATGATATAAGAGAGTATAATTATAATGTGTCTAATATATTTTTAAACAATACTCAAGATTCTTCTGGTAATAACGTAGAGAGAAATAATACTAATAATACTAATAATACTAATAATACTAATAATACTAATAATACTAATAATACTAATAATACTAATAATACTAATAATACTAATA